AAGTCGGGATCGGCCTCGGCTTCGGCGGGGGCGTCTGCTTTTTGAGCCGCTGGAGGCGTTTCGGCCTGGGGTGGCGGGGGTAGCAAACCCTCGTTGCCAAAGTCCTCGGCAAAGTCCGCGTATCCGTGCCCTCGGGCCATCGTGGCCACGTAGTCCCAGCCCAGTTCGTAGGGTGGAACCATGCGGGCCCAGTCTGCGGCCACAACGTCGGGGTCGTTGCCGGGGTGCTCGCCGTTGCCTTCCCAGCGCATGGCCCATTCGAGAAACAGGTCAAAACCGGCTTCGCCCACCGAGGCTTTGATGGCGTACCCGAGGCGCAAATAGTCGTCGCGGCCAGGGCAGTTTTCGTTCGTGTTGGGGATCAGGTTGACGGCTTCGGCGCAGGCCTCAAAGCTGGGGGCTTGCAGGCCGGTTTGGTTGACGCCGTCGCGGTCGATGGACGTCGAGCCGTTGCCTTCGCGTGACGCCGTATACCCGAGCAGGTCCGCAGCGGCTTCGATGTCCTTGAAAAAGAAATCGACGTCTTCGGGCTTGACTGAGCACAGCTGGCTGGGGGCCAGCGCATGCAAGGGTTTGTCCCAGCCGTAAGTGCTGCCACTTGGGTGCACGCCAGCGACCACGTACTGCTGGCCGTCGCCCAAAAACTCGAGCAAGTGGCGCTCGCCGGTCAAGCTGTCCGTCAGCCACAGGCGCAAGCGGCCAAACGGCTGGGCCGTGCGGTACACCAGCAGGCGCTTAGGCGCGCGGCCTGTGCGAATGGGCGCAGGGCCCAAATGCAGCAAAGCCGCGTCTTGCACGATCTTGGCCAGTGTCTCGTCGGTGACGTCGATGTCAAGCGCTGGAAAGTTGGAAGCGGCCAAGCCGATATTCGCGCCCTGGCTGCCCCACAGCTCAGCGTGCGCACGGAAAACAGGGGTCTTGCGCCAGTCGTACCCGCCCCATTCGCCGCTTGCGTTGCGACGAGCTGGGGCTTTGCCTACGGCCTCGGGCGGGATGTTGGAGCGCTCGGACAGCTTGGCGTTTGGCGGGGAGACGCAAACCAGCTGTGTGAATCCAGCGTCGAAAAGCTGGAGCGCGGTTGTTTTTTGCATTGTTTTTAATCCTTGCGGTAGCGAAGCCCGGCCCAGCCGGAGGCCGTAACGGGGCAGCCGTCAGCCCAATCGGGCGTGAGGGACATGATTGTCTCAAGTTCGTGCGCGTCCGTCACGTCCTCTGTTGTTTCTGTGATGACTTCGTCGTGAACACTGAGCAGCGGCAGGTACTTTCCGCCCGCTTCAAGGCGCAGCATAGCGTCGGCCATCAGATCTCGGGCCGTGGCTTGCACCACGTTTTCCATGAGCAGACCGCCGTACAAGCCGCGCTTGCTCCACTGCTTAGTCTTCGAGTTGACGGACCAGGCCTCAAGGCTCCAGACCGTTTTGTCTGCGTCCCAAGGCGCGGGCTTTTCGACCAGTTTGGGCTGGCAGTAAGCCAAGCGTCGGCCCGAGGGCAGTTTAAGCCACAAAAAGCCGCCCGAGCACTTAAACCGGATCCGCGAGCCCAGGGCTTCGGTAACGCGGCCCTTGTAGCGCACGGCTTCTTTGGCCGCTGTCTCCAGATCTTTCCAGCCCATGACGATGGACGGACTCGCCGCACGCCACAGCTTGACGATGTCGGGCAGCTCCTCGTCGGCCAGGCCCATGTCGTACGCGCCCATTGTGATAAGCGCGTTTTTGCCGCCTTGAAAGCCCAGCGCCAGCTCGGCCACTTTGCCTTTTTGGCGCAGGCTGTAATTGGCTTCGCCCTTTTTGATCGTCTCAAAAGGCACCTTGAACATTTGCGAAGCCGAAGCCTCGTAAATCTTGCCGTGCGTGCGGAACACTTCCATGCGCCACTCTTCGCCGCACAGCCATGCGATAACGCGCGCTTCGATGGCCGAATAGTCGGCAGCCACCAGCGTGCGGCCTGGCAAAGCCGTCAGCATCGAGCGCAGTTGCAGCGCCACCACCTCAAGGGCTGGGGCGTACAGCTCGACGCTGTCAACCCGGGCGTGCATGATGTCGTCAACCCAGTCCTCGGGATCGTGCCACTCGGGCATGTGCGCGGACCTGGCGGGAAAGTTTTGCGGCTGCACCAGGCGGCCAGCCCAGCGGCCAGTGCCTGCGCCCCAGTACAGCAGCAAGCCGCGCAGCATGTCGTCGTGGCAAACAGCGCGCAACATGGCTTCGATCTTTTTGACGCTGGACTTGCCGGTCTCAGCGCGCAGCTCCAACGCCTCGCGGATGTTGGCGGGGAGAGTGTCGTCGTCGAGCAACTTGGTCACGTCGGCCTTGCGCAGCGTCTCGACCTCGCGGCCTTGCGCGGCCATCCAGGCGCGCAGCGATTTAAGTTTTGTCACCGACGTGACTTCGCCGTCCGTCAGCTCTTCGATCTGTTGGTTCGCTTTCTTGGCCACGCCGTCGGCCATGCTTTTGGCCGCCTGGGCCAGTGGGCGGTCCAATCGGATTCCCCGGTCGTTGGCGCGTTGGTCCATAAGCCAGACCTGGCGCTCGTACTCGGACAGGCGCTGCACCGAGGCCGTAATTCCGGCTTCGGTCCTGACGTCTTGCAGGCAGTAGTCAAAGAGGCGCTGCTTTCGTGCATCGTCGTCCCACCAGACGATCTGTCCGTCGTCAAGTACGGCGCGCGGCTTGCTCATTTGCAGCATCAGCCGATGGCCGACTTTATCTTTTTGATCGACCAGGCCCAGCACGCGGGCCGAGTCGTCCAAGTTGCCGGGCAGGTTCATGGCGCGCACTTCGGCTGCCGTGCAAGTCCAGCGCTCCAGCTCGATGTCCGGCAAGCCGTATTTACGGGACACGACGTTGCGCCAAATGGCACGCTCAAAGGGGGCGTTGAAGGCGCGAAAAGTCACGCTCCTGTCGGCGACCAGATCCGCCAACGCATCGAAGGCGTCGGCGTTGTCAATCGCGGCGTCAATGCCGCTGATCGGGTAAGGGGTCCACAGCAAAGGCTCGGCCTTGCCTGGGTGCATAAATGCAAAGCACCACACGTCAGTGCTCGCGTCTTCGGCGTAGCGGTACGCACCGGTCTTTCGCAGGTCGGCTGCGCTGCGTGTCTCAAAATCGACTGACGATTCAAAGCTCATACGATCATCCTTTTAAAACGAGAAAAGGGCCCCCGAAGGGGCCCGTTTAAAAGACTTTAGAGGTCTTCGAGGCTGGCCGCAGCTTGCGGATCGGCCACGAATTCGTCTTCAGCGTTGACGCGGCTGTCGATGCGCGCGCCTTCTCGTGTCTTCTGCACGTTGCCCAAGCCAAAGGCCACGGACTTAGAGTCCGATCGGTCGGTAGCGTAGGCGTGCAGGGATGCCTTCAGGTATGCACCTGGGTAGATCAAAGCCGGATCTGTGATCTTGGCTGCTTTGCCGTCTGGGCCCGCGTAGATGCTGACGACGCCCGGCGGGGTTTCGTAAGAGCGGGCGTTGATGTAGGCAATAACCTTCGGCTCGCAGGCCGAGTATTTGTCCACGTCGTAACGCACGGCCCACTTGAACGAGGGCGACTTGCGCAAGCCGTCGTAGCGAGCGCCAAACTTGGCGCGGGCCACCTCTTCGGCGTCTTTCTCGGCCTTGGCTAAGAACTCGCGGCCTTGGGGCGTGTCTTCGATCAGCAAAGTGACGGACCAGACTTTCTTGCCCTGATCGTTGATCTCAGGCTCAAACAGTTTGGGGTAGGAGGCGCGGCAGTCGGGGGTAATGAGGCGTGTCATGTTTATTTCGTTTCTTCGGTTGAAAATTCATCGGATGCGGCCAGTTTGGCTGCGGGTTTGCTATTGCTTGCGGGCACAAGGTTGTACCCGGAAGAAACAGAGGCCACGAGGTCGGCGGGCATGTTTTTCTTGCCCACGATTTTCTCGATCTGCGCGACAGATTGGAGCTCTGGCGCGCTGTAAATGTCAGACTCGGACAAGCCCGCGTCCAACAGTGCCCAGGCCTTCACTTTTTCAAGATCAGTCCACACGCGGGTTGCGCGCTTAGGCACCAGTTTGTGGCCGGGAATCTCCTGTCCCGATACGGCTCGGGCATACAAAAGACTTTCGGCCTCCTTCACCCACGAGGCCAACTGGTCAAGTTTTGGCTTAACCTGCGTCAGCACGTCGGTGATCTCTTCGTTGCTGCGGCGAATCAACGCCTCGCCCTTCCACACGGGCGTCAGCACTTCAAACTCTTCTTTGGCCACGGCCAGGGCTTTGTCTGCACGAGCCGGGCAATCGCCAGCCGCTGCACAAAAGCCGCAGTGGTCACCGGGCACGGCCTGGGCCAACGGGTCCTGCGCAGCGTGCGCCGCGTCCAAGATGTCAGCCGCAAAGTCCAGCAGCTCCTCAATGCCGACAGTCTCGCTGCGGATTGGCCCGTCTGGGTGCGGCGCACGAGGCTGCGCAATGACCATCTGAACTTTCTCGATGCCCTGGCGTTGCTCTGGCGTCAAGGACAACAGCGCGCCCAAGCCGTAGTAGCGGGTTTGCTTGTTGCCCTTGACCTCGACCACTTTGCCCCGACCGTGCTTGTAGTCAAACACGATCATCAGTTTGAGCGAGGGCACCAAGATGATGACGTCGGCGGATCCGGTCATTGGCTCGGGCGGATTCAAAGCCGCCAGACTGACGCGTTGCTCAAGCAGCATGACCGAGTCAGACGTGACCGAGCAAGCGTTGCGCACCCAATTCCAGGCCACCTCAACGGCTTCGGCCATGTCGCGGTCCACGACGAAAACCTTTTGCGGCTCGCCTTCGCGGTCCACAAAGATCTCACGGCCCAGCGCGTCGCTGGGGTTGCGGCCCTTGTCGAGCGCTTGCTCCAAGAGCGTGTGTGCAGCGGTGCCCTGATCGGCAGCGTCGCTACTGCGTTGCGGACCCGCCTCTTCCTCAAGCCGAGGAGAGGCAGGACACGCCAGCCAGCGGTGGGCTTTGGACCCACCCAAGCGAACGTGGCCCCCGGCCATTACAGCGCAGCCTCAGCGACGATGTCGCCAGCCTTGTCGGCGGTAACTTCGGTGGTGCGGGCAAAGCCGTGACGCTGGAGCAAAGCGCGTGCAGCGTCCAGGCCGTGCTTCGCACCGTAGGCGCGCACAGCTGCGGCAGCTTCTTCAACCGTGGCCTTGGCAACAGCTTGCACCGGGGCGGCGACCTCGGCAGCAGCTTGCTCAACCAGCTCGGCTGGGGCTTGCACTTCGGCTTCGGCTACTTGAGCTGGCGCTTCGGCTTCGGCTTCAGCAGCTGCGGCCACTGTGGCCTCGGCTTGGGGTTTCTTTGCGCTCTTGGGCTTGGCTTTTGCCGTTTGCTCAGCAACAGTGCCCTGGACGGCTTCGTTCACAGCAGGATTGGGAATCGCCGCGCCCAAAGTCGAGCCGAACTGGCTGGACGAGGCCAGGCCGAGGTGCACCAGTGCGTCTTGCAGCGCAGTGCGGCTATTGGTTTCGATGCGGATCTCGGCAGCGCCGTCGTTCAGTCGTGACACAAAAACAAAATTGATGGTCGATTCATTGCTCATTGGTTTCTCCGTAAAGTTGAAGAAGACCTCGGACCTTTCGGGCCACGGTCTTCTGAATTGCCTCGTCAATTGATTTGTCGAGGTGTGCAATTCTAACCATGATTTGACTTTTTTGTCCAATCCTTCGCAAACGATAAATGGCTTGTTCGTTGTCCGAAGGCACCCAGGACGTCTCGACAAAGACGCAATGGTGCGCAGCTGTCAGCGTCACGGCGGTGGCGCAAGCGGTAATTTGTCCAATGAACACGCGGGTTTGCGGCTTGTTTTGAAAGTCGTCGATTGCTTGCTGGCGCTTGGCGTCGGTATCGCCTCCCCAGACGTGCGCGGGGCTGTACTTGGCCAGCTTGTCACGCAAAATTTGTATGACTTCCCTGTGGTATGCAAACAACACAATCTTGTCGACCTGATCGTTTTCCAGCATATCGGCCACGGACTCGGCCACCGCTTCGGCTTTGGCCAGGCCGCAGATCTTGCGAAACGAAGCAATGTGAGGGTCGGCGTCTGGGATAGGCGCGCCCTCTTCCAGCCGGTAAACCAACTCCTGCACTTCGACGCTGTCCTCCAGCCGTTTGACCGCGTCCAGCGCTTTGCCCCCGTCCACCGGCATGTCTGACACGAACACGCGCGGCAGATCCGGCAGCACTTCCTCTGTCACGCGGCGCAGCAGGTAAGGGGCGATGGCCGCGCGCAAGTCCTTGAGGTTCTTGTGGCCCAGCACCTTGACGCCGTGCGCCCCGGTCTCGTAGCGGGTGTACGTGTTCAAAAAGTCGGCATATGTGCCGCCACCCGGCAGGGCCTCGGGAAACAGGGCGCGCAGGTGCGGGTACAGCTCAGCCGCGTTATTGGGAGTCAGGGTGCCCGACAGGCCCCAGACAGCCCCAGCGCAGCCCGCCAGGCCGTTGTTGCGGCAGTACGGCCCATAGATTGATTTTGTGCGGCTGCTGTCGGGGCTCTTGAGGTAGTGCGCCTCGTCCACCACCAACACGTCAGGCCGCCAAGCCGCCCAGCGGTTGCGCAGGTCCTTGTCGGTGGCCAGCTTATTGTAAGACTCGACGCGCAGCTCCAGGCCGTAAAAGGCCCAAGCCTCGACCTCGCGCTGCCAGTTGATCTTGGCGATGGCGGGGCACACGACGGCCATGCGCCTGGCCCCCGAAATGTTGGCCGCCTCAATGGCCTGCGCGGTCTTGCCCAAGCCCATCTTGTCGCCCAGCAGCGCATGCTTGCGCGCAGCTAAGAACGCCGCGCCGGTCTTTTGGTAGTCAAAGAGCTGCAAGGCTTTGCGCCCCATGGGTGGCGATCAGCGCAGCGTCTGAGCGTCCGTCGTCCTTTTTGCGGGCAAACAGTTGGGCCTTGCCTGGGTAGATGGCCGCAGCCCTTTCGCGGCTGCCGTCTTTGCCGCCGCGCACGCGCATGGCCCGCTGCCAAACCTGGGGCGGCACGCGGGTGCAGGAGATACCGCAGCCCGCCAGCACGCCTTCCAGCACGCCGACGGCACGGCCAAAGGCGAACATGCTGGAGACCCCTTGCCCGGGCATCGCACCGACCAGCTCAATGTACCCGGCGTCGACGTGGCCAAACTCACGCACGGCGGCTGCGAGCATGGGGGCGTTGACCTCGTTGACCTCACGCTGGCCGCGCTTAATCAAAGTCGTGGGCATGTCCACCATGGCGATCAGCTGCTGGGCCGCAGGCAAGGAGGTGTCGATCAGCGCCAGCGCGCCGTGTGCGCCTGGGTCGATGCCAAGGACTCGCATTAGTGGCCCAGCGCGTCGAGGGCGATTCGGTGCTCAGCGATCAGCCGATCGTGCGCTTCGGCCAGGCGCTCCAGCGAAGACAGCCGAGGCTCGACGGCTCCGCGCTTCCACCGGCTAACGACAGACGGGTCCATTCCAGCCGCGTAGCACACGCGCGCAACCGTAATCGGCCCAGCGTCGATTTCCGAGAGAAGGTTCTTGAGGTAGAGGGAGGCGGTGCCCATGGCTGTGTTCTTTATGTCAAAGCAGATTTGACATTATAGGTGCCCGGACTCCCACCGGGCGGCGTCGTGAAGGTGGAAAGGAGGAAACACCCCACGCATGTCCGCGATCTCAACCCCGAGGGGCATCGCAGTTGGGCGCAAACCTCGTGCAGTGGGTCGGTTTGCAGAACCCAATCGTTGCGCCGCTTGCAAGGCGGGGGCGTTGCACTCACCCGAGTCGCACTACTGTCTTTTGGCTCCAGCACGTCGGGTCATCATATCCCGATGCTCGGCGTCTTGTTTGCATGCGTCATCGCAGTACAGCAGGCCAGGAGGCAGCAAACTGTCGCAGTTGAGGCAGTGGCCTGTCGCCACGGTTTTCGGGCCCTTGCGGGCGTCGGCAACGCGGGCGGTGAGGTACGCGTAGGCTTGCTCGTTGGCCCTGTCAACTTCATCGGCCATGCTTGGTCTCCATCTCGATCAGCAGATCGACCTCGTGCTTGATCTTTTCCAGATCCTGAAAGCGGCTTTCTGCGGGCTTGTCGCGCCAACGCGTAATGCGCTTGACAATGCAACCTTCGAGAAAGTTCAAATTGTTGGCCGAGATGTACTCCACCGGCTGGATCTTTTTGCTTTTATAGTGGCCCCCCCGCCACCTGCACGTCGAGCGCTGCGCTCGGTATTGGTGCTGGTGGTGGCGCTGGCGCTGGCGCTGGCGCTGGCGTCCAGTTATTGAAGTAAACGCAGGTCTTGCAGGGCTCTTCGAAAACCTCTTTGTCGCCGTGCTCGCAGCTAATGCAGCGTTTTTCAATCATTTGATTCGTCCTTGATTCGTTGTGCGTAAGCCCAGGGGCTGGGGCATTGCCACAGCTGGCGCAGGGCGCGGGTTTGGTCGTTGCGTGCGGCTCGGTGGCTGTGCATTGTCACGCGCACGGGGTGCGTCGGTGAGATATGTAGGCCGTGGTACTCGCCAAACTCCTCGACCAGCTGCGCCGTGGTGAGTTGGGCCAGGTCAAGCTCAAGCCGACGCAAGAACGTTCGGATCGAGCCTGTTGCCACGTAGCAAATGGAGCCGTCTTTGTGCTCAAGATCCAAAATGCCTCGCAGCACTAAAGAGTCGAGCATGGCGCGCGCGGCTTGGAGCATGTCACCGCTGGGGTGCTTTGCGGCCTTGAGGGCCTGCGCTGCGTCCATGGCCGACAGCTTGGCTTTGCGAAGTGCGTAACGCACCAAAGCGGCTTCACTTGCGTTGCGCAGCACGTCAGGCCTCGCTGGGCTCAAGAGCCCGCTCAAAGCGGCTGTCGTCAAAAGCACCCAGCAAATACGCGCGTTGACCAAGAATCCAACCCTCGGCCAAGTTGTTTTCGCGCAGGGCGACGCAGTCTTGTTGCAAGACGGCGCTCAGCAGCTCCATGTACTCGTGCAGGCGGGCGAGCGGCACTTCGGTGTTGAAGTCGATCACCAGGCCGTCCTCTTTGGTCACGTATTGGATCGGCATGCGTATGAGGCGAACAAGGTCGGCCTTAACGCGGGCATGCAGCAGGCCCATGGCCAGGCACATGCGCTCGTTTCGTGCGGCCAGGCCGTTGTCTTCGCCTTGTACGTGCAAGCCAATGTTGAGTGTGTAGGTTGCTTGGTTCACTTTTTAATCCTTGTTTAATTTTATCGGTTGTTGTTTTTCAGCAACACTCAGGCCCTGCGGCAAGGGCGGGGGCACCCACTGCGGCTTAGACTCGCGCTTGCCAAAGGTCTTGTCGAAGTTGTCGGCAAACGTCTTTTCGTCCACGCTGTACGGCCGGGGATCGTGGCCTTTTCCACCGGCGCTCATGCGTCGCGCGCCTGCATTACGGCGTCGGCCACTTGGACGGCCCAGCGCGCGTGTGCTTGGGGCGCGGTTTCGGTCCCGCGCTTTTCAGGGCCGGTGACGTGACCGCAGATCCCCGACAGCGCAGCGGCGATGAAATAGTCGCGCACCGACACGCCTGGGTGGTAAGGGGCGAAGTTGTCGCCCGAGTCATCGGCCTGGGTCAAGCCGGAGGGAAAGGCGCGTCCGCCGTCGTAGAGTGCAGTCATTTGATAAGTCCTTTGAAAGGGTTTGTGTTGTCGTAATCTTTCCAAGTGCGGCCCGTTTTTATCTTGGACACGGTGGCCTGGGAGACGTTGAAGTCCTTGGCGATCTGCCACTGGACCCTGTCGTCTTCGCGTATCAGGTCGGCCTTTTGTGCATCAAGCCGGGCAAACCTGGACCGGGCAAACGCCGAGCGATTTTTTCGCAGCACCGGGTCGTGGACCCACGCCGCTGTCTCCATCGTTCGCCGCTGCAAGCGTTGGCGGGGCATCGCGACGGCGTGCTCCCAGCTGACGCAAGCCACGTCGCCGCAGCAGTTGCTGGCCACGACGAGTTTGCCGCCGACACAGCGCGCGCCAAAGTTCTCGCCGTACTTGTCCTCGACGATAAAACGGCGCACCGCGCCAACGCGGCCTTGCCAGCGCATCACCGGCGTGCGAGATCCCGTCATGCGGGCCCCGGTCCAGATCCAGCAGCCCGAATCCTCGTCTGCGACGGCGTGCGCTTGTACGGCCTCGAGTAGCGTCGTAAAAATCTTGCGTGTCATGTCGTTCAATCGGTTAAGGCGGGGCCTACTCGCTGCGTCTGGTGCTCTGTGCACATGGGGCGTGCCCGCAGCATCCGCTTTCGGCCCCTTAATTCAAACCACAGTCCAATCGCTGGCCAGCACGTCAGTCTGGCTTGCGGTCCAGGGAACCAACTGGTTGTATGCAGCGCGGGTCATCGGCTGCGCGTTGATGAGTTTGACCCCGATATATCGTTTCATTGCAGCCCCGCCTCAAAACGGCGCTGCTTGAGCAGGTAACCCTCGAGATCCCACAGCTTCTCGAAAGCCTTTTCAAAAGCGTAATGCTCGCCGGTGGCTTGGTTGAAGTTGGCCGGGTCAACGCAAGCGCTTGTGCCGGTCACCGTAAAACCGTTTTCAAGTGTGATCTGGCACAACGTCGTCGTGCTGTCCGGCAGACGTATGTAAGCGGCGTTCTTGACCTTGGCGTTAAGGTCGGTCACCGTCAGGCGATCGGGAATTTTGTCTTCGTGCAATTCAATCATTTAGTTTCTCCAGAAGGTTGTTCGCCGGGGTAAGGTGCATTGGCCGGGGGGATCACCACCGACCAAATGGCGGGAGCGCGACCCCGATCAAACGCGCCCCAGCCGGAAACGTAGGCGTCTGGCATGTTGGCCAGGGCCAGGCGCACGGTGCGCGGGGAAGCGCTCACGGTGCCCGCCAGCACGGCCACTGTGGCCGGGCCGGTCTTGCGCAGCACGTAGCGCAGCTTTGGGTGCAGCGCTGGCCTCATGCCTTAACCGCCTGCTGCGCCATCGCCGCTTCGGTTTGCTCGCGGATTTGAGCAAAGGTTGCACGGATGTCCGTGTTTACGGCGCTGCGGTACTGAAAGCGAGAGCCCAAGCCGATCAACGGCTGGGAGGGTTTGCAGACCGTTTGCGAGCGGGTAGTGGTGATTTGTTCGGTTGTCATAGTGGTGCGTCTTCCTCGGTAAATTCGTCCAAAAAGTGATAGTCGGGCGCTTGAATCAGCGCTTGCACGGGTGTGCGGTCTGGGTAAGGGTTTGCTGGCGCAGGAGCCGGGCGTGCCTGGTGGGCTTGGTGTTTGCCGTTGACCACGGGGAAGGGCCAGGGCCGCAGGTCTTGCTCTTGCATCAGGGCCTCCAGTACAAGAGGTCCAGGCCGACCACCAGAAAAGCCACGAAGCACAGGGCCAGCATCAGCAGGTTAAAAGTTTTGTCAGACATTCTCAGATCTCCTCGTTGTTGATGGTTTCCACGCACAACGGCGTGAGAGGGTCGTATGTGCTCGACGCGCTGGTCGTGGTGTTCATGTCAAATTCGAGCGACGCTTGGCCTGCGCAGACCCGGCCATTCAGGGCGTTGTATCGGCGGATGTAATCGGCTGCCGTCATGCCTGCCACGTAGCGCGGAAATTCGCGCTTTTCGGCGCTGCGCAAGAACCGACGGCGGGCGGTCATCATGCGGGCGATCAGGACTTTGGTGTCTGCGGACATGGTGTGCTCCTTTGTTGCTCAACAGCACCGCGCTGTCGATAAGGCGTATTAGACCAGACTTTGGACGTTTATGTCCAACCCCGTAAAAATAAATTGCAGCGTTGTATTTGCGCAACAAAGGGGTGTGAGTTGAGCTCACCCCCTTGTCGGCTGAGGCTTAGACGAACGGTCGCAGGTTCGGGGCCTTCCAGCCCTCGGGCTTGCCGATCTTGCCGCCCTCCAAAATCACGGGCTTGCCGCCCACCAGCTTGGCGTCGTTGCTGGCCAGCACGGCTTCGTCGGCCCTTGGCTTGTCAAAGCCCGCCATGAAGGTCACGCCGTTGCCGGTGACCTCAGCGTCGCACAGGGCATCGAGCGCGTCGGTGCGCAGGTGCGTCGGTATGTAGACCGTGATCTCCTGGCGCTTCAGCTTGCTTGCGAACCACTCCAGATCCAAGCGCGTGCGGTCCAGTAGCTTGGCGTAGCCCTCCTTGTCGGTGCGCAGCACCTCGAGGAATTCGCACAGCTCCTCGATGTGGCATCCGATTTGCACAGCAAGGCCTTCCGGGTTTGGTGTCTTGCCGCAGGCCTCGAGCCAGGCTTTTGTTCGTTGAAAGTTGGTGGTCATTTGACGCGGTCCTTGTAAGTTGTAAAACGCCACGAGGTGGCTTCGGTTTCGATGCGCTGCCAAACGGCCTCGCGCTCACTTTCTGGCATGACCTGCCAGCCGGACACCTCAAGGTAGTGTCGGCCGCAGCCCTTGCAGATCTCGTCGTATAGGGTGGTGCACACGCCGATACACGGGCTATCGGGGCGCGTCATTTCGGTGGCTGCGACGTGCGCGCTTTGTGGATGGCCTTTTCCATTTGCAGGACCGTGCACTCCTCGAGCTGCTGCGTGTGCACTTCAAGGCCGACCTTGACGGCTTGCAGCTCTGGCCCCGTGAACAAAAAGCGCCCTGCGGCCTCGCCCCTGGCGAACATCGTGTCTGCGGCCTGGCGGGCTTGCGTGAGCTCTGGCAGCCAATCGGAGCCCAGCCGTTTGTGCGTCTTGGCCAGCCAAATGGCCATCCCAAAAGCCTCGCGCAACGTGTGAGCGTGCTCGCCCAGGCCGTGGCCGAGGATCAGCGCGTCAAAGGCTGCGACGTTGGCCAGCTTGAGCTCAGTTCCGGCTTTGGGCACGGAGCCAACAGGTTTAAAGCCTGCCACGATCCAGCTGAGGTTATCTGCGCGCACCGGCTTGGGCTTGTAGGCTTTTTTCTTTTTGGCCGTCATGCTGCCACCCCAACGGTTATTGTGAAAGGCGAAAGCCACCAAACCAGCGCCCACAGGCCTCCTGCGATGGCGCAGACGACGTATGAGAACGCCCCAACGCCGCCAAGAAATGCCTCACCGAGAACGCAGGAAGCGGCAACCAGTGTCATGTACGCAGCCGCCACGCACAGCGCGGCAAAGCCGATAAGCACAAGCGCAGTCATGCCTGGCTCCTTGCTCGGATGGCTTCTGCGGCACATCCGAAGGTCATGAATTCGCCTTCCTCACACACATTTGCACACGCCTCACGCTCGATCTTTATTGCTTGCAAAATGCTTTCAAACTGTATCTTCGCAAACGCCTCACGCTCATCAGCACGAACAAGGGCTTCAAAGGCTTTGAACCTATCGCAATGCCCAGCGCCACGCCAAGATGGCGGGCTGTTTGGGTCTGTGCTTACATCAACGGCGAAGCCAGCCTCACGGGCCAGGTCTACTGTGTCTCTCATTTCCATTCCTTCCAAAAGGCCCACGCATATACGGCTGTGTGGGCGATGCCGATTAGGTACATCAAGCAAGTCATGTGCTTTCCTTTAGCGCTGCCTGCAAGCCTGCCAAGCCGCCGACACGCTGGCCGTTGATGAATATCTGGGGCATTTGCCTGAGTTCTGGGAAGTCTCGCCGCAACAACTCAAGTGTGGCCGGTATCGCTTCGGTGTCGTACTCCTCGTACCCAATCCCCTTGCTGTCCAGCAGCCGCTTGGCTGTCACGCAGTTGGGGCAACCTGATTTTGTGTAGATCACGATGTTCATTCAAATTCTCCAGTGCGCAGGCGGCGCTTGAGTTCGTTGATCTGGTTGCGCGCGTCGATCAGGTTCTTGCGCGTGTCGGAATAGCGGGACTTCCAGTCATCGGCTCTGGCGTTGGACTTGGCCAGGCGTGCGTTGGTTCGGTGTTGCAGCGCTTCGTAGGCTCGGCTGTGCGTCTTGCGCTCAGCGGCCAGGTCCTTGTCGTGCTGGGCTTGTGCCGGGGTTAGGATCTGCTGCACTTGCTCGGGTGTGAGCGTCAGCAGGCAGCCGGGGGTGGGTTTAACGGTCATCGGGGGCTCTCCTTTAAATTATCGCGAATGGCTTTCCACTGTTGACGCTCTTTTTCAAGTCGCGCAATGTGGGTCTCATAGTGCTCAATGCGGGCCATGTACTTGTCAATGCGGGCTTGCGCTCTGTCGTATCGGCACGACACTTCGCCGCGCGCAATGGCCGCCTGGCGCTCGACGCTGAGCTCGTGCGGTTTCTTGGCGTTGAGTTTTGATTCGCGGGCTTCCTCCAGCCGGGATTCGACCAAGTCGAGCCGCTCTTCGTGGTACGTGATGGCGTTCGCGATGCGCGTGAGCTCGGTTTGGATCTCAGTGGGCGAGGGCATACGGACTTGCTTGGGCTTGGCCTGCTGCGCGGCACGGGCTGCGCGCTCGACGGCTTGGGCGGCTTTGGCTGGGGGTAAGTCCTCACGCAGTTGCGTCACGTCCAAAGGCTCGTAGCCCAAAGGCGCGCCCTCTCGCATGCTTGGGTCCGCTTCGGCCCGCAGCGCAAGCCGGGACAGCAGCCTGTCGGCTCGACGGCGGTTGCGCTCGCGCCAGTGTTTACGCTTGAGCTCAAGGTCTTCGGCGTAACTGCGCTGCGGTTTGGGCAACCGGCCTCGCTCGGTCAAGCCGCAGTATTGGAATATCCAAACCTGCAAGGCAGGGTCGAGCGTCAGACTGACGCTAGGTGAAAGATCAGGGCCCATGAGGTCTTCGTACTCTCGGCGCAGGCGTGACAGGGCGACGTGGATGGACGCGCGTTGGTGCGACCATTGGGGCAGCTCGATTGTGGTTCCCGGCGGGGACGCGATCAGCTGCCGAAGCCGGGAGGTCAGCGAAGTGGGGCTGGAAAGCCGTGGCATAAATGCTTTCTGAAGTTAGCGGAACGCCGATCATAGCATACGCTAAGCCGGTTTGATAATCTGTTTTGAAATGGTTTGGGTTGCAGTCAAATATGGGTGTACTCTGGACTTAGAAGATGTGAAGTAGATGTGTATTTTTCCCCAACAGCGCGTAATTTGGTAGTTTTTAGGGCTTTATGAGTTTGAGCTAAGTAGCATGTACACCAGCAATTGGCTGCAACCCAAACCATTTCAAAACAGATTATCAAAAGGACTTAGAAGGTTGGTAAAGAGGTCGGGTGTTCGGGATAGTCGGCGAGTCGGACTTTATCGAGGATGGGGGCGTCAGCCAGTGTTCGGGCAGTAGCCGGTGGGGCGGCGAGGCGGCGAGGCGGCGAGGCGGGTAATCGTAGAATGTCCAAATCGTTTGAACAATTGGAGGTGGCCGATGGCCGGGACTACGAAGAAGAGGACGGATCTTGCTCGCATGTTGCATGAGCCGGGATTGGCTGAGCAGGTTGTAGAGTTGGCGAAGGCTGGGCAGCCGGTTGCTCGGATATGCGCAATTACGGGGCTCGGGAAGGCGGCGCTCTACGCTTGGCAAGATCAGACGCCGGAACACGCCGAGCTCTTCGCGCGGGCCCGCGCACTAGCAGCCCATGACCTAGTCGACGAAGCCCTGGAGATCGCAGACAACGCAGACCCCGAGGAGATCCAGAAGGCCAAGCTGCGCGTGCAGACACGCCAATGGACCGCTGAGCGTTGGAACCGCAAAGACTATGGCCAGGCCAAGGCCGAGGTGGCGATCAGCATCAGCGGCCTGCATATCGAAGCGCTGAAGCGCCGACACTCGGACGTGCCGCACGATGTCACGGACGTGGTGCCCAAGCCAATGGGCCAGATAGAGGCCAGCCAGGTATCGCACACGCCGACGCAAGAGGATCTCGATGCACTCTGACCTGTGGACAACTCAAGAGCCGCACGTCCGCATCGCAGCGCGATCGACTTAACATAAAACTACTCGTTGGAAGTGGGGCATCGTATGTCAGCATCGCGTAAGGTCCGAAACCTGTGCGCAACCTGTGGATAACTCGGCAGGTCGGCTCGGACCCCCTCCCCGGGCCCCGTTGGGT